AGTCATTAAACCTAAACGAGGTGAAGACATGCGAGAATGCAGATATGATGGGTTGACCGGTGACATAGTCGAAGACGGTGATATAAAAACAACTACCTGTGAAAAACCATGTTCCGACGATGAAAAGATCGGCAACGTTGGTAATATAAGCGCGTGGAGTGATCATGTCATCGTCGAGCGATGTCAAAAGTGTACAGGGCAGAGTGAGGCGAACTGCAAAGCGTGGCTGAATCCGGTGTGTGAGATTGAGGTCGGCGAACACGAGGTTGGAGGCTCGGAGCGCATCCCCTTCCTTGGCAAGGAAATCGTCGTCCCAGACGATGACGCGAACGTGTCTGGGTGGAAAAAAGATGGATGGGGTAACACGGATGGAGATGCGATCATGAAAGATCAGATTTCATCGTATAGGACGAGAGGACCAGAGGATTGTCGGTTCAAGGCATATGAACGCCTTTTGAATCACCCAGATGGCTCTGGTGAGTCAGTCATGTTAGAAACCAATACGGTGGGCTCCTACGGTAAGGGTGAGGATTCATGGCGTGTTGTACCGCCCGGATGGAATGATATCATCAGCGCGGTTCAAATAACTGGGGGTGGAAGGCGCGATTTTTCACCCGACGCAGCGTGGAGGCGCAGGTTTAGTGCTTCTTACGATTCCGATTCCGATTAGATCATTCATATAAGTGTCTCCTACACACAGCTTTGTATTTATCGTTACCCCCAACAAGATCTAAAGTATTATCAGTAATTATCCTCCTTGTAAATGGACCGGGTGTACCATCCTTACACTCCATACACAAAGCGGACAGCTTCGTTACACTCGTCGCGAGTGGTATACAGTCTAAAATTTCACCGTACTTTTTTTGTCTATAATCACCGTCTAACCCAGCGAGAATTATATCTTTTTGTAAAAAAATACACATGTTTACGAATTTAAATATATTGTCGAAAAATTGCGCTTCGTCTATAGCGACGACGTCAGCACTACAGAATTCATGTTTTAATAAACAATCCGCTATGTTATCCAATTTTATACAGTCAAATTTTACACCGTCGTGTGTATGAATGACGTCACCGTTGCCGCGAGTGTCCTTTGTTGAATTAATAACGACAACTTTTTTATCTAGGACCTTGTACCTCTTAAGACGTCGAATGACTTCGGACGTCTTCCCAGAGAACATGTTACCGATGATAATGTCAAGGTTACTCATTTTAAAAATAATAGTTTCTATTTTCTAACCTAGTATCATGACCAAGATCATCACGGCTAATTTCTTAATATGGAAGTCAATGGATTTACAAACCGAATCGAGGACGAAGCATCCCATAAAATTTAAAATTAAAAAAGACGTTAAATTAAATTATAATTGTTTTGCTTGCCGAGACAGGTGCGAAGTGTATTCGGTGGTAGATCAAACGTATGTGAAATGCCGTCGATGTGACGGTTGTCGCATCAAATTCACAAAGAATTATGATTGGTTAGATTAAAACCCTACTATATATAAATGGTTGTTACTTTCGTTATCATTTCAATTTTAGTAATACTACCGATAGTATTAATAAAATTAAGTCATCGTATATAAAGATAACAGTGTACGAGAGAGTAAGATGCACTCGTATTTTTCATTTCTGAGCGAGATCGCTGTGCCACGGTCCCCGTTACCCACAAAACTACCGGAGCCTGAGTTAATCACGGAAAATAAACCAAAACAATACGATATAGTTAATAAATACATGAAGTATGAAAGATTATATGCTACAAATGAACAAGGTGAAGAGATAATAATAGACATGCCGAAGGATCCTATATAGATTTAAACATTCTGGTCGCGCGCGACACATGAACCCACAAAACTAAATCGAATCATCACCCTCCAACATCTTTGTTACCTCTTCAAATACAACCGTGAGTACTGCGAATTTATACGCGAGGAACCCCACGAACGTCGCGCCGTAATCAAAATCAAATGGAAATGGAGCGTTATTCCACAGGGATTCAAATATACCGGTTCCTACCGGCACTAACAATTGTGGCTGGAATGGTAATTTTTCAATACGATCCACGGTTCGAGTCAATAAATGTATATATCCTAAAGATGAAGCGAATCCCAATGCCGCGGAGACACCCTCTTCCGCGCCATAGGCAATGAAATACAGTGTCGTAATACTCGTACCATACGCGAACGTAGAAGACAATACGCGGTTTTTTAACTTTTTGTAATTTGATGATCGAACATGGACAATTCGGTTTTGAATAGTTCGCATACTAGTAACTTACGAACATAAAGAATACAGGCATATATCATGTACATGACTGAGTTGGGCGTACAACGTCTCACTCAAAATGCTGTTATTCCAACTCGTGGTTCTGCTGCTGCTGTTGGATATGATTTATATAGCAACGCGGCGGTTACTATTCGTGCTAGTTCTCATGGGATTGTGGGTACTGGAATTGCTTTTCGGCTACCCAACGGCACATACGGAAGGGTTGCTCCTCGATCAGGTCTCGCCGCAAAACACGGAATCGCGGTAGGTGCGGGTGTGATCGATCCCGATTATACGGGTGAAGTCAGTGTCGTGTTATTTAACCATGGAAAACTTGATTTTGAAATCAACGAAGGTGATCGAATCGCCCAACTCATACTCGAGCGATGCGAAACGCTACCGATTCGCGAACTAGACTCACTCGACAGTACGGAACGGGGATCGGGTGGTTTTGGATCTACCGGAGTATAATCTAATATATAGTAATGTCTACGGGGTTAGGTGTCGGGACTATCATGTGCGGTTTGGCTTTGGCTACAGGTACACCGATCGAACCACTCCCTTTCATATGGATCATGACGAGCGCGCGGTGGGTATACGGCGCCGATCGATATATCGACGGAAAAACGGATGATACCCCAGAATCGCTTATCTTAGCGTTAATTTCTTCGGTTGTCATCCTAGATGCTCTCAATCTTCCCGAATTAGGACTCGTGTCCTCCTCATGTGTTCAATTATATAGACCTCTCAAGTACTATTTCCCAATTTTAAAACCAATGTATGTCGGAGCCCTGTGGTCGGGCGCTATCACGGTTGTGCCACATTTAATAACACACACGGAAATCACAAACAGTGATGTTCTATCGGTCGCGTTATTAACTACGGGGATTTCTAATTCTGCGGATATTCCAGATGTAGTTGAAGATAGGAGGAATGGAATACATACGATTCCGGTCATGTTCGGTGAAAAACCGACTCGAGCGCTTTCCGCGGCGCTATTCGCTGGTTCAATCTATACTAGTAGAATTTTCATTTAATAAAACGTATCGTGTAACGGCATAAATAATATCCCATTTCGCTGTGTCATCTGTTGCTTCGCTTGATTAACGGTTGGGTACGACCATAGTATCCAACGTTCCCAATATTCCCGTTTATATATATTTTCCCAATCTTCTATCGAACTCGTAGACACATTTAACATACACCTATGTATCTCCATTGAATCTGTCTCGAGTCTTTGTTCTTCTGTCAAATTACCACCACACCGAATGAGGTGCGCGCGCATGAGTAATGGATTCTTATGATCGGTGTAATCCTTCAGTTTGTATGACCCAAAATCTATGGCGCGCTTATCGGGGAATAGAACCCTATATTTATGAACCTTCGATGGACTCGGTTTGAATACCAATTTCATCTACCATAAATTATATATTTTTTTTATGGATTGTAACGGGCTCTACTTGTGATCTTCGAACGGTTTTTCTTGTTAATGGGTCTATAAATATAATTGAGTTACCGTGATAGGACAATACATTCATGATCGGTGTACGCGCTAGATTTCTAAAGCTCTGTTGTGAATAGATCGATTTGTTTATTTTAATCGCTTTATTCTTGTTATTTATGACATTACGTGTTAAAGCGTCTACAGGTAGATTATTAACGTAATATGGTTCCCATGTAACAATTTTTGTATATTTGTTATTCAATCTTTTATGTTCTGACTGCGAGTTTGGATGATTTTTATAAAGTTGTGTGTGTCTCATATAAGTTTGCATTGACAATTCTGGGAATTTGAGTTTGAGATCTAAATATACTCGTCTAAATTTAGAATTTACAGAATTCACGATTGGACGACGAGATCGGGTTATAGTCAACTCTCGCCTTATTTTACCCCACGCCACTCGTTCTTTATAAAAGCGTGTATAAAGTTGCACGTGTTTTTGAACATTCTTATTATTGCCCAATGAATTTAGATCATCCTGAATAGAGTTCAGTTTATTATGGATTTCTTTATAATTGGGAGGCGTCATCCTGATATATGTATATATTTTATAATCTATTTCTATTCCTGATGAGTCGTTTTGTATTCGGAGTGGGTGGGTAGGCTTTGATGTTATCCTTACTGAATTTTCTGTTTGTAACAGGTGATTTAAAAAATTTGTGATCGCGTGCGAAAACTTCTTCAAATCCCTCTTCAAAGGATTTGATCATGTTGTTAATAAATTTTCGATCGTACACGTGTTTAATCTTCCCCGTTTCGGATACATCTGATAAAATGAATACGCGTCTACTACGGGGAATGTTACTTTTTTTCGCGTTGTGTAGGTTGTTATCAAACCACGCCGCCACATTGTTGTTCTCAATATTTACATTTCTTAATAAAAAATTATCCTCCATAAAGGCATTCTGAGCTTTACCCGCATTTACTATATTTTTTAACATTTTCTCATATTTAGCTTTATTTATAGGTTTTGGCTTTCGACCGGGAGATTTTGGTGGAGGTTTAAACGCCGAGCCACGTCCACCTAAACGTAATGTTCGAGCAGAACCGGCACCCAACCCCCTCCCTGGAACTCGGGGAGTTTGAGTACGTCTAGTGGGTAATCTAGGTGGACTGGTTGGAGGTCGCAATCGACTCGGTGACCCCGTCGGGGTTTCGAAATCGGTCATATCTAGTTTAAACCAATATTTTCTTCCTAAGTCATTGATTTTCATGGATAAACCAAGCATGGATTTCCTCCTCTGCTCGATCGGCACTCCGGGACCCCTTATCGTTGAATACAACGGAAAATTGTTCCTTGAATCGTGCTTTACTATCACCGGCTCGGTCGTCGAGCGCATGAAAAGTAAGATCGGTGGTTTGAAATTTAACAAATTCGAGCAAACGACCGATCGATCATACGTTTTGTATTGATCATATGAAGACCTATTTTTCTGCCGATGGAATAAAAATCTTAGTTGGCGAGAACGCGAAGGAAAACGACACGCTCACCGAATCGAGCAACGCGAACGAATGGTGGTTACACGCCGACGGTGGCGCGGGCTCTCACGTTGTGATATGCCACGAGACCGATGTTATACCAAAAGAAACGAAGCGAGACGCGGCGGTCCTCGCCATACATCACAGTAAACAACAAAAAACGAGATCCGCACGTGTAAATATCGTGAGAGTCGGACAAGTGTGGAAAGATCCCCGGATAAAAAACCACGGGCAAGTGTATTTAACCGGCGAAGTCACACAATTGACCGTTTTCATGAACAAAGAAAAAGATAGATTAGAACGGTTAAAGAAGAGGAAATAAATTATTGTAATGATACGAAACTGTGATGGCATTGAATTACTCAAATCTCTCGATGATGGGAGTGTCGACCTCGTCTTGACAGATCCACCGTATATAATCTCTCGCGACACCGGTATGAATACATTACGCGACGCTATAGATTCAGGTAAGGATCTCACGAAGACTGAGGAACAATGGAACGATTATAGATCTAAAAATAGTGTAGACGCGCCGAACGCGAAGGAAAATTACATGAAATACGGTACAATTCATGGGACTAAATATAGTGTGAAAACGAACTACGGCGCGTGGGACGAACAATTTACCATGGAAAAATTAGAAGATTTCATTAAATTATACTATGACAAATTAAGAGACGGTGGGACCTGTATAATGTTTTTTGACATTTGGAAAATATCATACCTCAAAGAACTCATGGAAAAATATAAATTTAAACAATTGAGATTCATTGAGTGGATCAAAACGAATCCCCAACCTGTCAATTCGCGCGTTAACTATCTAACAAACGCGAGAGAGATAGCCCTGTTAGGTGTCAAAAAGGGTAAGCCTACCTTTAACGGAGAATATGACAATGGTATATATAGATTCCCGATTCAAAATGGGAAGAATCGATTCCACCCGACCCAAAAAAATATTAAATTGTTTGAGGAACTCATTAAGAAACACTCAAACGAAGGTGATGTCGTTGTCGATACATTCCTTGGCGGTGGGACGACGGCGATCGCGTGTAAAAATACCGAACGGGTATGTGTGGGTAGCGAGATTTCGAAAGAGTATTTTGATAAATTCGTAAATACCTAAGTGAGGCTGAGACTTAAAAAAAATACACAAAATGCTTCGGACACTCGTCACAATCCTCGCGCTCGCGCGCGCC